AAAGAAGAGTTCCAAGACGGTCAAGAGTAGTTCTATCTACGCCTTGAATCGTTACATTACGTCTATCAAGTAAGTCAGAAAGACCGCGTGGCGGACGTAGTAAAAGTGCGGCAGGTTTATTACCAGCGCGCCACGTATCCCAATTTATAACGCTTACCGCATTACGTAATTGTTGTAACGTGCTAGGTGCTTTATTTATTTTGGCTTTTGCGATTCCGCTTAACGCCATATCCTGACCTAATACATAAGACTCTACGTAAAGAGTTCGTAACGCTTCATTTAAAGGTTGGCTATTAACTCTTACGTGTACCTTCGACCACTCACGTAATTCTTCGGGCTTAATTTCCGTACGTCCTTCGTACTGCGCAAAGAAAGCGGCAACTACGGTTTCAGGGTTTAACGATTCTTTTAAAGCGTCACGAATTAACTTTGCCCGTCTTGCGGCAAGGCGTTTCTTTGCTAGGTTCTTTTGCTTCCACGCTCTATTCATAGCGTCCTACGCTAAATAACGTTCGGCATACCACCGTGCTGAGTCATAGTCTTTTGTTACTACGAACTTATTTAAAACGTCCGCGTATACAACTGGTACTTCTCTAAAGTTAAACGGACGTGTAGGTGATTTCTTTAAGAAACGTAGGAATTGTTTTAATTCGTCTACGGCTTTATCAGCAGAATCGGCTTCTATAGACGCGCTTAACTCTTCTATTGCGCTATTAGCCGCACTTAATGCGGTTTCTTCGGGCTTCTCCGAACCTTGTAATTGCTGAATAGCGTCCTGCGCTTGCGTCAAAGCGTTCTCGTGCGGTGCGCCTTCAGTACCGTTCATAAGTTCGCCTTGTGTATCTATGCCACCCATAGCGGAATCAAAAGGAACTATTCCTGCTTCTGTAATGAAATATGCGCCTGTTCCAGCCACGATAATAGGCATATCAGCCTCAGGAGATTCAATTAAAGGAAGTCCTGAACGTGAACGGGCTTCGTTAATAGTTAGTCCGCCTGATTTAATTTCAATATCACGGGTGCGCGCAACGCTCTCTAAGTCTTGACGTCCTGATTCCATAAACTTAAATTCAAGTTCGCGTGGCATACCAAGATATGTATATGAAAGGTTTGAAATCATCTTACCAATCCAAGTAGCCAAAGGAATTGCGCCAATAACTTCTGACGATTCGGCTTGACCCATTTGGAATCCTGAGCCACCTAGTCCGCCTTTAGGACTAAATCCGATTTCACTAGGCATAACTCCGAAGTGACCGCAAATAGAATTCACAAGATATTCGTCAAGAGTATCTTTAAATTTTTCGCCGTATCCGTCATACTGAACCGCTTTAAGTCCTGCTGGTAATAGACGTACGCGCTTACGTTGTTCGGTCTGTCCTGCTAAATCGTTATTAAATATATTTTCATAAGCACGAAGTAGTTCAGGGTTGTTACCAAAGTTAGCGTCAGTTTCCATAAGCAACTCAGGTGTAACGCCGTCTGTATATTCGGCACGAATCCATTGTTGTCTACGTAAATAAATATCAGCGAGCGCAAGTGCGCGTTCTGTAGGTGAGTAGCCATATACCGTCATTGTTCGGCGATTACGAATCATATAAGAGAGTTCGTCTGACGTGAATTCTCCGTCTGCTTCTTCGCCTTCGCTACCTGCGGCAAATTCGCTACGTGGGAAGCCATAAAGAATTTGTTGGTAAGCAGGGAACGGTGGCATTGGTCGCATACCACGGTCATCTATAAGTGGCTTAATTGTAGAACCGTCAAGAATTTGTAGCCCTAATAAATCTCCACCGACAGTTGATTGCGGCCAAACTGCCCACGCGTCAAGTACTAAGATTTCTTCTAACGCAATATTTAACCAATCGCTAAATACAATACCGTTTGACTTATCAGGTTGTTCCCAAAATTGACGCGCTCGCGAAATTTCTTCTGTATATCTTTCACGTGCTTCGGTCATAGCGCGCGTATGGTTACCACCGATTTCGCTAATAATCTTTTCTGCGGAATCTTCTGCTAAAACAATATCCCAATTAAGTCCGACAATCTTTGACTTTAGTACTTCAATACAACGGCGAAGAATATCAATTTGGTCGGCTGCCGCACGAAGAGTTCCAAAAGGAGTTAGACGTGTAGCAGTTATATTTATATTTTGCGCTACTTGGTATTCATAACGGCGTGGGTCAGGACGTCCTGAATCTTCACGTGGTGGGTTAATAGCCCCTGGCACAATAGGCATACCTGGAGAAAACGGTACGTTTGGTGTAATCGGGTTACGTGGTAATGCGTCAGTAGTACCGTAAGTAGTTTGCGTACGTCCTGAAATATTTCTCATATCTTGTTCGGACATAGCAACTGCGCCTACAGGTAGGTTAGGTGCCTTCGTAATTTCTTCGGCTACCTTCTGAGCAATACGGTCTAACAGACCCATATTTATCTCCTTCTATTAGCCGTTATTAAGCGTGTACTACTACGCGATACTGGTTTGAAGTAGGTGCTACTGAGAATGCGATAGTAACAGTATTGACCGTTGTGTGTGCTACGTCTGTGATTACTTCTGCGTATGGTGCAGAGTTATCGTAGACAGTAACAATTACGTCACGTGTATTTAAGTTATGTGTGACCGTATAAGAAGTAGCAGAGCCGTCACCAACGCTTGCCGCATACTTACTTACGACAACTGCTGAGTCAATCGCTACGGTATTTGTTAGTACTGAAATACCGTTTCCTGCGCCTACCGCTAAATCAGAAGTTACATTAAGTCCTGAAGTTGTAGCAAGTTTAATTGCCGCACCGCTTGCGCCTGTCTGTAAACCTTTTCCGCTTTCAGGAGCAAAGGAAAATACAGAGCCGTTAAGAACTACGCCGTTATTAGCGGTATATGTACCTGCGCCTGAGAACTGAGTCCAAGTAATATTTGTTGAGCCAAGAGTTACTGGCGCGTTATTAGTACAAACCCAACCTGTATCCGCGTTTACAGTTCCTTGTTCTACGAATACGTATGCGCTAGGAAATTCTGAACCTACGTTCATATCTGTTGAACGTGTTGGTGCGCCTGAAGCATTAACAGTATAAATACCGTTAGCAGTAGCGTCTGTTTGGTTCTTAATTAAAATACGGTCATTAGTTGCGAGCGTAACGCCGTCTACTACTTGACCGTTAGCAAAGGCAGTAGCCAAAGTTCCATTAGTAGTTGTTGCCGCTACTACTGACGCTTTAGTATCAAGTCCTTGTGCTACTGAATCTACGTAGCCTTTATTTGCGGCGTCTGTATCTGCCGCAGGAGTAGCAACGTTAGTAAGTTTAAATCCAGCCATAGATAAATCTGCGGCAGGAGTAAATGCGTGTGTGTGGTCTTCCTTTGAAGGTGTAGTTGCGCTTCCTGCGCTACCAGTTACGCCAGCAATAGCGTTTGGTGTAGCAGTACCAAGCGCAGGTGTACCGTGAGTATGGTCTGCGCGCGCGTAGTTAGTAGCAGTACCGTTTCCTGAAGCCTGTCCGTATGAAGTTTCAGTTACTACGTTTCCAAAAGCATTAGTCTGTTGCCAAGTAGAACCGTCTGAGTAATAGAAAAGATAATTATCTGTTGCGTAGTAAATAGTTCCTGTGTCTACTGAACCTGCGGCAGGACGTGCAGAAAGTAAACCTGATTGAACCGCGTTACCAGCGACTTCCCAACGTGTTCCATTATAAATATAAAGTTGATTATCAACGGTGTTGTAATACACCTGACCTGCGAGTGGTGTTGCTGGCGCAGTAGCAAGATTCTGAATTACCGCGTTCTGTAATTCGTTCTTGTTAAGGTCAATGCTAACTAAAAACTTACGGCTCATTTGTTCTCCTAAATTACGTACGCCGTACCTGTAAAGGCACTGGTGAAGGTTATCACCATTTGATTCTTGCTTGGATAACTAAACGTGCCTTCACAATTAGTTCCTGCGCTATCCAAAACTACGGCGGTTGGTTCTCCACCTAAGTTATGGTTAATCGTCCATACTGCGCTTGCTTGCGCTTGCGTGTGTGTATAGAAAATACTAGCAGGATTACCTGCTGGACCTTGTGGACCAACACCAATAATTTCTACGGTAGGAATAATCGGTTTAATGATTACTGCGTCATCTGCCATTATCGCGTCACCTCAGGACTTACTACTACCTGACCCTGTGCCAGCCTTGTAACAATACTACCATTTACAAGTTCTATATCATAGACATACGTGCCTTCGTCAATTCGCAGTTGCGGTGACGGCTACAAATCCTGTGAGTGCGGTTATTGTGATTCCGCCGTTTTCTGTAGTAAGAGTTAATACCGCGTCAGGGTCAGAAGGAAGCGAGCGCACTTGAAGTCTTGCGGTATATCCCGTTAAATTCATAGGCACGGTAGCAATTCCGCCTGAGATATAAGTACCAGTTGTAGCGTTAGCAACGGCAAAAGAAGTCGAACCTGAAGCAGTAATAGTTTTATTCTGAAGGTTATAACCGTCTGGAATTACGCCGTCAATAGAAACGATTTGACCAATAGCAAAAGCATTACCGCACGTATAAGTAACTGTTGTTCCGTTACCTACTACGTTAGTAATTTCCGCAGGTTGTTTATAAATAAAGTTAATATACCAAGTAGCACCTTGGTCAATCGTTGTGTTGTATGTGACCGCCACTTA